CGGTAGACTAATATTTCAATATGCGTCTTTCAATAATTCTCGTGCTCTTCATTTCTTTCTTGGTGCTTTCCCGGTTATTGGCATATGGCTAACATCTATGGGTATCTGCACTATGGCATTTAACTTGAATGGTTTTAACTTTAACCAGTCAGTTGTTGATGCTAGTGGAAATGTAATTCCTACATGGGCTGATGTTTTAAACAGACAGTCTTTAGGTATGGAAGTAATGCATGAAAGAAATGCTCACAACTTCCCATTAGACTTAGCTTCAACTGAGTCTACAACAGTTGCTTTGACTGCTCCTGCAATAGGTTAATGTCACAGCAATCTGAAGGAGGGGCTTTCGGTAAAGCAAACGTCACCCGTTATGGCTTTTGTAATGAAGAAGAAAAAGAGAAGAAAGAAACTGATAAAGAACTTTCTGACGACGATAACTCTGATAACTAATATCTTTATTATTTGTGGTGTCACGAGACACTGGCAACAACGTCCGTTCATCCTTCGGGACGCATGCAATCAAGACATGGAACGGGGTCTTGGTAACGAATACTATTATGAAAGTAATTAAATTTGTTTATCGTGGCGTTGCTTACACAAGAATAATCGGTTAAGCGGTCTGGGAGGTGCAAGTCCTCCCTATTCAATTTGGGAAAAGCCCTCTGAGGAGGATACCTTTTACCCGTCGACGGTGGGAAAAGACCACAAAACCTGTCAGTCTCAGGTTAGACTAATTAAGACTGCAACAATTCTAACGTTAGGAACGATCAATAATACCCTTAAATTTAACCATAAACAATGGCACAACAAAATTCAGGTAGCTCTCAGTTAGCCCAGTTAACCCGTCCGGGTGCGCTGAATGGCGGAACTGATCCTAGAGCACTCTACCTTAAATTGTTTAGTGGAGAAATGTTTAAAGGCTTCCAGCACAATGCAATCGCAAGAGATCTCGTTATGAAGAGAACTCTTAAGAATGGAAAATCTTTACAGTTCATCTACACTGGACACACAAAAGCCGAGTTCCATACACCCGGCAACAGCATCATGGGTAACTCCGACGGAGCACCTCCAGTTGCTGAGAAGACTATCACATGTGATGATCTTCTAATCTCAAGTGCATTCGTTTACGAACTAGACGAAACACTTGCACACTACGAATTAAGAGGAGAAATTTCCAAGAAGATTGGATATGCTCTTGCTCAGAAGTACGACAGACTAATCTTTAGATCTATCGCTCGTGGTGCTAGAGCTGCTTCACCAGTCTCAAAGACTAACTTTGTAGAACCCGGTGGAACACAAATCCGTGTAGGTACAAACAACCAAGCATCTGATGCTTATGTACCAGCTTCTCTAATTAACGCTTTCTACGATGCTGCCGCAGCAATGGATGAAAAGGGTGTTAGTGAAGACGGAAGAGTAGCTGTACTTAACCCAAGACAGTACTACGAACTAATTCAAGGTGTAGGTTCTAACGGACTTATCAACAGAGACACACAAGGTTCAGCCTTACAGTCTGGACAAGGTATCATTGAAATTGCAGGCATCAAAATCTTCAAGTCAATGAACATACCATTCTTCAGTCAGTATGGTACTAAGTATGGCTCTGCTGGTGCAACAAACCCCGGAATCACATCTCCTACAAATGTAGGTTCATTCGTTGGTGAAGCTGTCGAAGACGCTGCTGCTGACGTAACTGGAATCAACAACGAGTACGGTGAAGAAACAGAATTCGCTAACTCATGTGGTTTGATCTTCCAGAAGGAAGGAGCTGGAGTTGTAGAAGCTATTGGACCACAGGTTCAAGTAACTTCAGGCGACGTTTCAGTTGTTTACCAAGGCGATGTGATCTTAGGTCGCATGGCTATGGGTGCTGACTACCTTAACCCTGCTGCATGTGTCGAGCTTATTGCCGGTGCTGCTGTTGGATCTTCAGGTAACGCTGCATTCTAATTTATTCTTTATACGGGAGCTTCGGCTCCCTTTTTTTTTATGACTACTCAAATAGCAACCGATACCGAACTATCCGCAGTTAACTCTATCTTGGGTAGCATTGGTCAATCACCTGTTACTACACTAGGAACGGTGACAACAGATGCCACTAACACAGGGCAAGAATTAGTAAACACATTTGCCAACCCACAGATTGCATTGATACATGGACTTCTAATGGAAGTTACAAAAGACGTGCAAAACGAAGGTTGGCATTTTAATAAAGAAGACCACGTATTAATATCTCCTGACACTAATGGTCACTACATAATTCCTACTAACTATCTTAGATACGACGTACATGAAGGTTTGTATGATAGAAGCAAAGATGTAGTTAGGAAAGATGGAAAGTTATATGACAATGTTAATCATACATTTGTATTTACTGGAAATTTATATTTTGACATAACATACTTACTAGCTTTCAATGATGTACCTCCAGCTATTCAAAGGTATATAATTGCTAGAGCATCAGTAAGAGCTGCAACACAATTAGTTGCTAATGCAGATTTAGTTAAGTTACTTCAATTAGAAGAAGCTCAAACTAAAGCAACCGCATTGGAGTACGATTGTGAACAGGGCGACCATACTTTCTTTGGATTTCCACATGAAAGTAATTACAGATCTTATCAACCTTACAAAGCACTTATTAGATAATGGCTAACAACATCTTAAAAATTAAAACAATCAGAAGACCTGATTATGTAGAACGACTCGACCCTGAAAGATATAAGAATAAACCAAACATTATAAAAATTCAAAAAAGAGTAAAACTTAAAAAGAAAAAAAAGAAAAGGACTGCATAATGGCAAACATTACACAAACTATCCCAGCGTTAACGGCTGGCATTTCACAACAACCTGACGAACTAATGGTTCCCGGTCAGGTAAAAGACATGGTGAACGCCTTACCTGACGTTACACAAGGACTAACAAAAAGACCGGCTGGAAAGTTTGTGGCATCTTTATCTGATGGTTCAAATAATTCCACAACTAACGGTAAATGGTTTCATTACTATCGTGATGAAAATGAACAGTACATAGGACAGATAGCACGTGATGGTGTTGTCAGAATGTGGGACTGTTTAACTGGAGCTGAGAAGAGTGTAGTTAATGGAATAGGTAACAACACATATTTAACACATACAGGTGATGAAGATATACAGACATTAACTCTTAATGACTTTACTTATCTTAACAACAGATCCATCACTACTGAGATGGACACTACTACAGAACCTGACACAAATTTTCAGAAAGAAATTTTTGTTGAGTTAAAAACTATATCTTATGCAAAACAGTATGCGTTAAATGTTTTTGACAATACAAATACTTCAACAGTCACTACAGCTACACGTATTAAAGTAAGTCTTGTTAACTCTAGTAATAACTATTGTGATAGCAATGGTTTTATGAGAACACATGCGACCAGAGGTGATGCAAGTAGTGCTAGATGTGATGAAAGTGCTGGAGATGGTAGAGATTCATTTGCACCTAATACAGCTACAAATATTTTTAGTGTTAGTACTGGTACAACTCTTGTTGACGAGGGAGCTGCTGGTGGAACGTTAGCTAATGGAAACAAATCAGACATCGCTTACAGTTACACAGTTAATATATTTAATGCAGCTAACCAAGGCAGTCAGACTGGTAGAAATAATTTATATTTTCGTATAGCTACAACTGGTCAATCAGTGCCTTTTGGTTCTGGAAGTAGTGTTACCTATCAAGCTAGATACACAACTACACATGATTTATTACATGGTGGAGAAGGCTGGCTAACAGGTGACTACTTCTATGTATTTATGAAAGATGCTTATTACAAAGTAACTATTGAAGCAACCAGTGAATCTATAGTACAAGCAAACCTTGGTTTAGTTAGACCTAACCCAACACCATTTGACACAGAAACTACTGTTACTGCTGAAAGTATTCTTGGTGATATTAGAACAGGATTAATAGCTGGTGGTAGTTTTTCTAACTCAGATATAACAACTATTGGTACAGGACTACATATAAAACGTAGTTCTATATTCAACGCTTCTACGCCCGTAGGAGAGCTGTTAAATGTTGTAGCTGGTAAAGTTAATGATGTTGGTGATTTACCGTCTCAGTGCAAGCACGGGATGGTTGTAGAGGTTGTTAATAGTGTTGCTGAAGAAGATAATCATTACGTCAAATTTTTTGGTAATAATGATAAAGATGGTGAGGGTACATGGGAAGAATGTGCTAAGCCGGGTAGAACTATTAGACTAAAAAGATCTAAAATGCCAGTAATTCTTATAAGAACTGCTGATGGTAATTTTAGATTATCTGAACTTGATGGATCTACATATAGTATTGGAGGAGTAACACAACCAGCAGTACCTCAGTGGGATGATGCTTTAGTTGGTGATGATGTTACTAACCCTGAACCATCGTTTATAGGTAAGACTATTAGTAAGATGTTGTTTTTCAGAAACAGATTTGCAATACTTGCTGATGAAAATATAGTTATGTCACGTCCCGGAGACTTTACTAACTTTTTTGCTAAGTCAGCTATAACACTTATAGCTAGTGACCCAATAGATATAGCAGCTAGTTCGGAATACCCAGCAGTTTTGTTTGACGGAATACAAGTAAACACAGGTTTATTATTATTTTCTAAAAATCAACAATTCATGCTTACTACAGACAGTGATGTATTTAGTCCCACTACAGCTAAAATTAATTCTCTTTCTACTTATAACTTTAATTTTGCAACTAACCCTATCTCTCTTGGTACTACAATTGGTTTCTTAGATAATGCCGGTAAGTTCTCAAGATTTTTTGAAATGACACAGGTACAAAGAGAAGGTGAACCAGAAGTAATTGAACAGAGTGCAGTAGTTGCTAGATTATTTGAGAAAGATTTAAAACTTATATCTAACTCTAGAGAAAACTCTGTAATTTTTTTCAGTGAAGAAGGTACATCTACTTTGTATGGTTACAAATACTTTGACAATATTAGAGAAAGAAAATTAGCAGCTTGGTTTAGATGGACATTGACTGGAACAATTCAATACCATTGTATGCAAGATGATAATTTATATGTAGTTGTCCGTAATAATAGTAAAGATCAGTTACTTAAATATGCGATAAAAATGGATTCTAATACTCTTGCTATTGCAGAGAATAGAGTACACTTAGATCATTTAATGTCAGTAACAACAGGATCTAGTACTTACAACGCTACAACTAAAAAAACTACATTTTCTAAACCGACTGGTATAGAAAGTACAAATCAATTAGCAGCTTTTGATGTTGACTCTGGTACTGAACTAGGTAGATATGGACTAATAACTATCAATGGTAGTAATCTAGAAATAGATGGAAACTGGTCTAGTCAAACATTTTTGATTGGTCATCAGTTTACTATGCAAGTTGACTTACCCACTCTCTACTACACAATTAGAGAAGGTGAGACATTTAAAGCTGATACTAGATCTAGTCTTGTTTTACATAGAGCTAAGTTAGGATTTGGTCCAGTAGGTTTATATGAAACAACATTAAATAGAACAGGTAGAATTGCATACACAGAACTATTTGAATTAACAGGTGCTGACCAGTATGCAGCTAATACTTCATCAACAGTAGATGATAATATAATAAGAGAAGTACCTATTTACGATGCAAATACAAACGTAGCATTAACAATTAAATCAACTCACCCAGCTCCAGCTACAATACATAACTTGACATGGGAAGGAGCTTATAATACTAAATTTTATCAACGTGTCTAAATACATTCACCCAGCAACATTGGAAGCTGCCCTTGAGGTGGCTTCTAATTTATTACCCGATGACCGTAAAGAGGTTACTGAAGGTCATGGACATGACCCTGAAAATGCTCTAGTTGTAAGTTACCAAAACTGCGACTCAGTGTATTTTAAGGTACCTAACGGAAAGATAGCAGGCATGGCAGGAGTCTACGACAATGGACAAATATGGATGCTATGTACAGATGCTATTTATGACTATCCTCATACCTTTGCTCGTGAAGCAAAACGGTATGTGAACAACAGAAAAGAAAAGTTACTGTGGAATTTTGTTGACGAAAGAAACAGAGTTCATTTAAAGTTACTTAGGTTTTTAGGTTTTAAATTTCTTAGGAAATTTTCTTACGGACCAAACAATTTATCCTTTATAGAATTTGTACGAATATGTGCAGTCCAGCAGCAGCGGCTTTCGGATCAAGTGCAATAGGTGCCATAGGTGGTGCTCAACAAGCCAGACAACAAAACGAAGCCAAAAGAAAAGACTACGAGTATAAACTCAAAGTCAGAGAAAATAGATATATGCGTGACAGATCTGGATATCAAACTAAGATAGTTCAGTTTAAAACAAATTTGAGTGAAGCTAATATAGCTGCTCAACGCGCGTATTCCCAATCTCAAATTAGTTTAAATAATATACGTTCTAAAGCAATGCTTGACCATCAAGAAGATTTTAAATCAATGCTTAAAGCTGAAGGAGCTATAGAAGCTTCTGCCGCAGAACGTGGAATAAGAGGAGCTACAGTTCAGAGAATGATTAGTACTAACTTAGCTGACTTAGGTAGGTCTAATGCTCAAAGATCTAGAGCGTTAACTTTAAGTAAGTATGCGTACTTTGACCATAATGCAGGCGTAGCTAGAAAACTTAGGTCGAAACAAAATCAGTTATTTGGAAAAGTAGCAATACAACCAACACCAGATCTTGCACCACCAGCACCTGTAATGCAGAACGTAGGGTCACAACTATTCTTAGGATTAGCCGGTGCTGGATTCGATGCAGCAGGAGCCTATTACGCTAACAAAGAACCATAATTATGACAGACTCATATAGTTTCCAAGGCGGAACGTTTGATCCTGTAGAACAGGTAGACGTAATGCCGGAGCAGGAAGCAGATAATGCTCGAATAGAAAGATCAGAAGCTGAGTACTTTGATGCACTTAGAAAAAACGACCAAGCTGAGGTAGACAACACTGCCAACCTTTACAAGTCTTTAGGTAAATTTTCTAAATCAGTCAAAGGGTTTGCTGATGAACTTTATGAAAAAAGAAAAGAAGAAGACATGGCTAGAGGAGCCATTGCAGCAGTCAACTCTCCTTACAACTATGAACAATTAAATATGCTCTTCAATGAAGAAGAGAATATGAAAACCCAAGATATTGAATTATCAAGAATTGGTAGTGAAGTTGAACAAGAAACAGGAAGATTTGTACTCGGAAAAGAAATCCGTGATATGTCTGGCTGGGAGTTACATTCTTATAAGAAAGCTATGCTTCTTAGAGAAGCTGGTAATTATACTGAATTTAAAAGAGCTTCAAGAAACTCAGCTTTTGTAACTATTGATGGTGAGAAAGTTGGTTATGGAGAAGGGATGCGCCCACCAGCTAATGATGCTGAAGCCGATGGTTTAGATGGAAAGATAAGAGCACAATTTGTTTCAAGATTTTCATGGGCTAGTCCAGTACTTTTACAAGCTACAATTAAAAAAGAAATTGACAGAGTAGATCTTGCAGATCAACAGACTAGAAATAAAGAGTTTGACAAAAGAGCTAAAGAATTAGAAGAAAGTAACGAAAGACTTGATTTAGTAGAAAATATTAAAGCAGACCCTGCTGGAGGTAGAGATGTCTCAGAGCAATGGGTAAAGAGAAATCTCCACAACAATGGAGGCAGTCTTGAATTAACTAGAAGAGCTTATGCAGATGTGCTTTATGATGCTGTATTAGAAGGAGACATTCCACTACACCAAGCACTTGCCACAGTCCAACATGGGATACTTCATAGAGGTACAAAGAAGACTGAGGACATGACTATCTTCAAAGAGTGGAGAGATTTAGAAGGTCGTTTAATGGAAGCTGATAAAACACGTAGAGAAGAAACAAAAGGCGAAGAAGATGCTGCAATACTTTCTAGAATTGAAGCATTCAAAACTATTGAGAATCCTACTGTTGAAACAAGAGCTGCTTTTATTAGAAAGTTAAATGACGATTTCCCGGGAGTATCTATTCCAGACGAGGGCTATAATATTATTTATGGTTGGAGAGATGATGAGGATACACAGCGAGATCTAGAACGTTATGCCGCAACAAACGGTGGTAAAGTAACGCCGCTTATGTTACAGACAGTAAAAGCTAGTCCTAAAATTATAAATGATTGGCGAGCTAACACTGTAGAGAATAACCAAGCGCAAATTGCTTCAGTGGCTGATTTAGGAACTGGTCAAGTTAAGTATGTAAGGAACAGAGTTGCAGAAACACTTGATTTAGTATTAGGTGATGGGCAGACAACAACTTTAGAGTTTGATACTTTACTTAGAAATTCAAATGCACTATTTGTTAGAGAATATAATTATCAATTAACCCTTACAAAAAGTCCATCAGATGCTTTAAATCTGGCTGAACAACAGTTAATAAGTCAATTAGGTAACGATGCTTGGAGAACTGCTAATGTCAAACGTACTTATGTTGACAGCGACGAAGGCAGAATAAAAGCTTTAAACAATGCTCAACTACAAATTAAACCAGCAAGCGGTAATTGGAGAACAACTAAACTAGACGTTCCTAATGCTGAATTAGAAGAGTTAAAAGCATGGACATTAAGTGGTGGTAAAGGTCCAGTACCTACTTACTACTCTGGTCTTGCTCACGACAATAATATTTTTCCTAAAGAACTTGCTTCTGCACAAGCTGGATTATATGGGTTTGAGGCTCCAACAGTTGACACTAAAGCATTAGAAAAAATACCACCTAATGTACTTCGTTATTTACTTTATAAACCTAACCCTGTAAAGCATGAAATAGCAAAGAAAGAATTTGAAATATATAAAAACAAAGATGCAAAATTAGTTCCACTTTGGAAATTAAAAAGAAACTTACGGGAGGGTGTGTAGCCAAGGCAGCACCAAACGTAGGTTGAAATAT